GCGAGTGCACGCACGCGGCCGACCCGGTGCTGACCCGCCACGTGCTCAACGCGCGCCGGCGAGCGGTCCGCTCGGGCGACGTAATCGTGAAAGAGCGCGACGGCTCATCGCGCAAAATCGACGCGGCGGTGGCCGGCACGCTCGCCTATGAAGCGCGCGCCGATGCCATCGCGGCCGGCGACATGAAGGCGAAGCGTTCGCGCGTCCCCGTGAGTTTCTGACATGGCTATTCCGACCGACATTCCAAGCCTGGCCGCGCTCATGGACGGCATGATTGCCGAACGCGCGCCGGCCGTCCAAGAGTGCCACGACTACTACAACGGCGAACACAACCTGAAATTCGCCACGCTGAAATACCGCGAAGCGTTCGGCCGGTTGCTCAACGCGCTCACGGATAATTGGTGCCAAATTGTCGTGGACGCCAGCGTGGAGCGCCTACGCGTTGACGGCTTCCGCTTCGGCGCGGACCAAACCGCCGACGATGAAGCGTGGATGCTTTGGCAGGCGAATGCGCTGGACGCCGACGCGTCCCTGGCGCACACCGAAGCCGGCACAAGCGGGCTCGCCTACGTGCTCGTGACGCCTTCCGAGGACCCGGAAACGCCGCGCATCACCGTGGAGTCTCCGTTGGAAGCCGTGACCATCCACGCGCCCGACAATCGCCGCAAGCGGCTGGCCGGGATGAAACGGTGGGTGGAAGAGGACGGCACCGTGTCGGCCGTCGTGTACCTGCCCGACGCCTTTTACAAGCTTGAGCGCTCGAACCAAAACAGCGATTGGCTAGTGGCCAGCGCGACGCCGAACGTGGCTAGCGCGGTGCCGCTCGTGCCGATGCTCAACAACCCGCAATTGCTCGGCTCGGGCATGTCGGACCTGGCGGTGGTCATGCCACTACAGGATGCGGTCAACAAGTTGTTGGCCGACATGATTGTGAACTCGGAATTTGTGGCCTTCCCGCAGCGGTGGGCCACGGGAATTGAAATCCCGCGCGACGAAGACGGGCGCATCGTTGACCGCGAAGCCTTCCTTTCGGCCGTGTCGCGGTTGTGGGTTGCGGAGGATGAACACGCCAAGTTCGGCGAGCTTGCCGGCTCGGATGGCATGGGCTACGTCCGCAACATTGAAGTGCTCATCCAACACATTGCCGCGCAGACGCGCACGCCACCGCACTACCTACTTGGAAGCTCGGGCAATTTCCCGTCGGGCGAGTCGCTGAAGGCGACCGAAACGGGCTTGGTCGCGAAGTGCCGGCGCAAGCAAGTGGCCTACGGCGAAGCGTGGGAAGAGTCCATGCGGCTGGCGTTCGCTTACAAGGGCGACGACATGCGGTCCAAGGCGTTTGACGCCGAAGTCATTTGGTCCGACCCCGAATCCCGCAGCCAGGGCGAGCTTGTCGATGCGCTCTTGAAGATGCGCGAATTGAACGTGCCCTACGAAGCGCTTTGGTCGCGTTGGGGTGCGTCTCCGCAGGAAATCGAACGCTGGAAAGCGCTCATGAATTTGCCGGCGCGCGGGCCCGACCCGAACGCGTCCAACGGCAACACCGCCGGCGGCAACACCGGCACTACTCCACCACCAAATACACCGTTCTAGAGGGGAGTTTTCCGAGATGGAAAGCACGGGCGAGACGCCCGACCCGGCCGGCGGCAATGGCGTGACGCCTGACCCGTCGTCTTCAGGTTCAACCGTGACCGCCACGGTGGACGTGGACGGGCTCAAGACGGCGCTTCACCAAGAGCGCCAAGCCGCAAAGCAGACCAAGCGCGAACTTGCCGCAATGCAAGAGCGGTTGGCGGCGTTCGAGGACCGAGACAAGACGGATTTGGAAAGGGCCGCAGCGCGCGCCGACGCGGCCGAGCGTGAGCTATCCGAATTCCGCACGCGGGAAACCGCGCGCAGTATCGCCACCGAAGCCGGCGTGCCCGATATGTGGGACATGCTCCACGGTGACGAAGAGAACATGAAGGCGCTAGCTAAGCGCCTGGCCGAAAAGGTCGCCAACGCAACACCGCCACCGCCAGGGGACCTAGGCGCTGGCGCTCGTGGTTCGGGCACCGCCGGCTTGACCGGCTCTAAGGGAATGTCCGACCAAATCCGCAAGGCGGCGGGACGCCGCTAAGCGCATCTCTAGGCCGGCGCGTGACGCGCCGACCCGCCGTGATGGCGCTCTATTTCGAGTCGGAGCACACACGTGCCATACAACAACATCATCTCGCGCGGCGACGTTGACCCCTTCATTCCCGAAGAGGTGGCGACCGCCGTATTGCAAGCGGCCATCGAAGCGTCGGCCGCGCTGCGGTTCTTCCCGCACGTGCCCATGTCCACCAAGACGCGGCGCATTCCGGTGCTGTCGGCGTTGCCTATCGCGTACTTCGTGAACGGTGACACTGGCCTGAAGCAGACCACGGAAATGGCGTGGGGCGGCAAGTTCATGGAAGCGGAGGAAATCGCCACCATCGTGCCCGTGCCGGAAGCGGTCTTGGACGACGCCGACTTTGACATTTGGGCGCAGGTTCAGCCGCGCCTAGCCGAAGCCGTCGGGCGCACGCTGGACGCCGCGATTTTCCTTGGCACCAACAAGCCGGCGACGTGGCCGACGGCCATCGTGCCGGCCGCGACCGCCGCAGGTAACACGCTCGCGCGTGGCCTGAACACCGCTGCGGACGGTGGCATTGCGGCCGACGTGTCGGACCTCTTCGCGCAGGTGGAAGGCGACGGCTTCGTGGTCGATGGCATGGTGGCGCGCGGCAATTACAAGGGGTACTTGCGCAACGCGCGTGACGCCAACGGCGTGTTGCTCTCGGAAGTCGCCGGCGGAACCATCTACGGCGTGCCGATTGCCTACGCGCTGACCAACCTTTGGCCGACGCCTGGCACCGGCGCGGCGGAAGCTATCGCCGGCGACTTCACGCAAGGAATCCTTGGCATCCGCCAAGACCTGACGTACAAGTTGCTGGACCAAGCGGTGATTACCGACGACACCGGCGCGGTGATTTACAACCTCCCGCAGCAAGACATGATTGCCATGCGCGTGGTCGCGCGCTTCGCGTGGCAGGTTGCCAACCCGATGACGTACGAAAACCCCAACGACGCCACGCGCTACCCGTGGGCCGTCATGACGACGCCGTAAGCGCATGCCGACCAAGGATGAGCTAATCGCGTTCGCGTCGGAAGTCGGCGTGGACGTGCCGGCGTCGGCGACGAAGGCCGACATAGAGGCGGCGCTCACCGATGCCGGTTACGACCCCGTGACGTTGGAGGAAGAGGACGACATGACCGAATCCACCGGGCCCGAGCAAGACCCGTTCGAAGTCGGCTACGCCGGCGTGGTGCCCGACGAAATCGAAAACGAGGCGTACACCGTTCAGGGCCAGGGCAAGGACACGGCCAAGCGCGAACGCCAGCAAGTCGCCAGGCTTCGGGCCGAGCGCTACGCCGCGCCCGAGGAAGACGCCTAGATGCCTCCCGGCGTGCTTATCGTCGGGCCCGGTTACACCGAGGACGGCGACGCCTACACGCTCGAAGGCGTGTGCCGACCGGTGCCGACGACCGCGCCGGTTATCGCCGGCGTCGCGCCGGCGACGTTCGCGCACACCGACCCACCGACAACGCTTGTCGTTACCGGAACGGGCTTCATGCGCGCGGACCGAATCATGTTCGGCGGTGCCACACCACCGACGAATTTCCATTCGGACACCGAACTGTCCTTCGAAGTGAAGCCGTCCCAATGGTCGGCTGGCACGGTCGGCGTGGCTATCGCGTGGTCTTCGCGCGGGCCGTCAAACATCGTGGATTTCGTCATCACCTGACCTACAAATCGGCCGGCCGGCGTCAGCCCTTGTGCGTCGGCCGGCCACCCCATTGGAACGATGACTATTCCAGACCCCGAACCGGTCCCCTGGCCGCTTCCGGAACCCGCCGACGTGGCCGCGCTCTTGCGCGCGCGCACGAAGGATTCCGACGGCCACGAGCTTGGCCAGTGGACGGACGCCACGCGCCCGACCGAAACGCAAGTCGAAGAGCTAATCGCCATGGCCTACGGCGACGTGTCCACGCAAACGGGCGCGTACTTGGACGACCGCCTGGCCGTCGAAGCGCAAGCCATGGTGGCGCTACGCGCGGCGATGTTCGTGGAGCTTTCCTACTTCCCTGAGCAAGTGCGTTCGGACCGCTCGGCCTATCCCGAGTACGAACGCATGTATGCGGCCGGCATGCTGGCGCTCGGAACGGCCATCGCCGGCAACGCGCCCGGTGGCGGAAGCTTGCGCTTCGCGTCGGTGCCCGTCCTATCGGCGACGACGCACGGCTACTACGCCGGCAAAGGCTCGGTGTGGCCCGAGCCCGAGAACCCCGCCAACTGGCCTGACCCGCTCTACCCGCCGGTGTCACCCGTCGGCGACGAACCGAGCCGGCTCGCGCGGCGCATCGCGCCGGCACCGACGCTACGCGTTGGCTTGCCGGCCGACGTAATCCGGTCCCAACCCGACGATGGCACCGACTACTAAAGCCGGCGTCTCCACCGCCGGCGTGAAGAAACCGCGTGGTGGTCAGGCCAAGGTCTTCGGCTTCACCACCACCGGCACGCAAGAGGCCGCGTCGGTGCTCGAATCCGTCGGTGGCCGTGGCGCTGACGCGCGGCCAGCGTGGCCGGCCATCTTCGGGCTCATGCGCGCCGACACGCTCGCGCGCTTTGACCGTGACGGACGCGGCGAGTGGAAGCCGCTTTCTCCCGTCACGGTGGAGTCCAAGGCGCGCAAGCGGCAAGACCCGCGCATCATGCGCGCGACGGGCGCGCTCGAACGCGCCTTGGTGGCCGACCGTGGACG